TGGAAATTATCGGTTTTATTTGGTTCCAAGAGGATTAGTTCAGTTGAGTGAAGTTCCTTTTGGATGGGGATTATTGGAAACAAGTGGCAAACGAGTGCAATGTGTAAAGCATGCAGAAAGGCAAGAATCAAACATGAAGCAGGAAACACATTATCTTGTTTCAGCTTTTCGTCGAGTTAAGGTTGATCCTGAACAATGTGTAAGTATTAAGTATTATACAATACAGACAAAATGCAAAGCAACTGTATCAGTTAAAAAGGATGAAGGAGAAAATAATGAGTTGGTTGGATAAACCGTTTGTATATTCAGTAGAAGGTGAAGATAATCAAGGAATGTATATAGTAGATATGGATGATAATATATTGGTTTCCGTTTCTGCTAATTGTGTGGTAGTATCACCTACAAGCACCGTTGAGTTTTTAAGAGGGGTATGGAAAGAAACTGGTAAGATAGGTAATATACTTATTGTTCGAGTTCCGACTGTAGCTGCTCAATGGACAGAAAAACCGATAAATGTATATGATTTATGTGAAGAATTGTTTGAAAAGGAGGAAAACTAATGTTTCGAGTAGGGTTTAATGAGGAAATAGAAGGGGAAGCAGGAATAATTCCAGCATTTGTTCCAGGACAAGTCTTAGATTATGATGTTGGAGTTTTTCATAATGATTATGTTTTAATGGCTGCTGTTTGGGCTAAATGTCGTGATGGTTATTCTGGTGGAGTGTCAGTAAAGTCCAAAGAAGAAGAGTATTTACCAAAATTAAATGAAAGCCAAACGGATAAGGATTATATAGATTATTTGAATAGATCATATTGGTATGGGGCTACCGGGAAAACTGTTGATGTATTTGTTGGGATGATTTTTCGGAAAGATCCAACCATGAACTTTGAACCGGAATCTAAAGATTTGCAGGAACGTTTTAAAAAAATCACTTCAGATGGACAGACTACAGAGACTTTGGCACGGAAGGTTGTGAAAGAATTATTTATTGTGAATCGAATAGGTATTTTAGAAGATTATCCAATTACTGTATTTGAAGATGGTTCTGTTCTTCAAGTAACACAGTTAGAAGCAGATCAAGCAGATTTGAAAAGCAATACAGTTTTATATGATGCAGAAAAAATTATCAATTGGAAAGATGAAGAAGTTGATGGGAAAAAGAAACCGGTCTTTTTTGTATTGTCGGAAACCAGAGAGGTAGATGATCCGGAAAATCCATTTTCTCCTGGAATTGAGTCGATTTTTAGAATTCTATATTTGGAAGAGCAAGTAGATTTATCTGTTGTATATAAGCAAGCAGTTATTGTAGAGGCCGAGACAGTAGGGTCAGCAAGTGAAGCAGCAACAAAAGAATATGTAGTTGAGTCTGTTGTTATGCCGTTAAAAAATGGAGTTCCATTAGATTCTATTCCGTTTTGGATAAGAACAATGGATGGGGCTGATTGTGAAGAAGTAAAGACATCGACAATATATGATATGGTAGAATTGAACTTTGCTCATTATAGAAACAGTGCAGATTATGAAAGAGAGATTCATCGAGTTGCAATCAAAACCGCTGTTTTCCCTGGATGGGATACAGAAGAGTATGGAGATCCGGAGCTTGGTGGAGCACTTGCATCACCGCCGAATGAGACTCCGTTTATTTTGGAAGCAAAGTCTACTTCGCCTTTGAAGGAAGTAATGAAATCCAAAGAAGAACAAATGGCAGTTATTGGTGCTCAAATGCTTGCTCAGCGAGGTCGATATGTTCAGTCTGCGGAAACAGCTACAATTACAAGTCGGGGTGAATCGTCTATTGTGGCTACAGCAGCGAAAATTGTAGGTGAAGTGTTCAGTGAAGTTTTAACGTTCAAGGCTGAGTGGTCTTCACAGGCTGATATTAAGGTCACATATGAATTGAACACTGATTTTGATGAAGCGTCTTTTAATGCAAATGATTTAAAGACACTGTTCGAATTATTGCAGGGGGGTGGAATTTCGTATTCGGTTTTTTATAATGCAATGGATAAGAACGAAATGTATCCTATAGATTGGTCTGAAGAAAAAGAAAAATTGGCTATTGAAGAGACAAAAGAAGCAATGGGAATGACCAGTAATGAGTTTGATGAAGTGATGGGTCTTGTGATGAGCCTGGAATCACAGGTGTCTAAGAAAACTGAAAAGGAAGAAGAAATTGAAGAGCCTCTTAAGAAAAAAGAAGAAAAGACAATTGTAAAATCAAAGGAATCTGCGGCAAGGAATAAATAATGCCCAATGTTACTGAAAATATTCGAGATGCCCTTATTGATCATGCTCATGGATTAGAGCGGTTCAAGAACTTTGAAGTAAAAAAAATTCAAAGTTTATTGTCATTGTCTGAAAAAGAGATCAAAGCTCATTTAGCTGATCAGCCAATGACAGCATGGTCTGAAAATAGGTATACGAAAAACCTGGAAGCTGTTAAAGCCATTCAACGGGTGTATAACGGAGAAATTGATAAAATCTTAGCATCTGATTTAAAAGCGCTTGGAAGATCTGAAGCCGAAATAGTTAGTAAATCAATTACTGATGAGGTCGGTGATGTTCTTGGTCGAGTGAATATGCAGGTAAATATTCCGTCCTCAACACAGTTATGGGCAGCTGCGAACAGTAATCCGTTAACGATGGACGGAAATACAGCGGTTATGATGAGGCCGTTCACTAAGTCCATTGGTGTGAACATGCTGAATAAAATTGAACAGGGTCTGCGTTATAGTTATGCAATGGGTGAGACTCCATATGAGGCAACAAAGCGTTTATTCGGTACAGCAACAAAAAAGGGTTCAACAACCAGTGGGAAACATTGGGCCGATACGGTTACACGAACTTCGATCAATCATATGTCAAACGAAGCTCGACAGAAAACTTATGAAGAAAACGATGATATTGTTAAGGGTTATCAGTGGATAAGCACATTGGATGGAAAGACTACAGAGATTTGCCGGTATAATGATAGTCGAGTTTGGTTTGATGATGAAGGAAGAAGAGTCAGAACAACCAGTTTATTATTGGATGGTCCGATACGACCTCCAGGTCATGCAGGGTGTCGGTCAACGACAATTCCAATCCTGATGTCTTGGGAAGAAATGGGGATTCCGATAAAAGAACTTGATCCTGGTGAACGTGCATCGATCAATGGAACAGTGCCGGCAGCTATGACATATTATGAATGGTTGGCAAAACAAAGTGGTGAAGTCCAGAAAGATGTATTGGGTGTAACTCGATACGAAGCTTGGAAACGAGGTGACATTACGCCAAGTAAATTCCATGCAAAAGATGGAAGGATGTTTACACTGAATCAGTTACGGGATCGTGGGTTTGATGTTTCGAGAAGAAGGGCAGAACAGAGTGCACCGGATGTTCTAAAAACTACACAGATTCAGGGAATCCAGAAAAAATATCCTTGGATTACAGATGAAGATATAAATAAGTTATCTATTTTGTCTCCAAAGGTCCTTGATGATATGTTTACTTTGCCTATACAAAAGTTTGAATCAAAATATAGGAAAGATAAAAAAATTATGGAAGCTGCATCGAAAGCAAAAAACACGCTTAGAGGGTGGAGTGATAAAAATTCTGGTGTTATTCGAGATGTAGAAGATGATTTATTTAATGGTCGAACTCCTGAATTTGAAGTAGATATAGAAGAAACTAAATTGTTAGAACATTTGATTGAAACTGGTCCTAAATTTCATGGGGTTGTTTCGAGAGGAACTGAAACTGATCTTAGTGATTTGAAAGTTGGTAGTAATTATGAGACAAGAGCAATGTCTTCTTTCTCAGAAGGGGCTTCTCCGCCTTCAGAATTTGCTGATAAGGCTTTATCAGTTTTGATTATTCCGAAATCTACAAGAGGAATATCTATTAGACAGTTTAGTGCAAATAAAATGGAAGAAGAAGTTTTGGTTCCCAAATCCAAATATAGAGTTAAAAAGATTCAGAAATTAAAAACGTCTGAAGGATCTGTTCGGGGTATTATATTGGAGGAAATAAATGAGTAGTTTTGATCATGTTTTTGATGAATCTTTATCAAATAGAAAACATCCAGAAAAAAGTTTTCCGAAAGGATATAAGCCTCCAACGCGATTAAAGAAAAATGAAACAATAGAAGAGCTTTATGAGCGAAGAGCGAACTATGACCAAAAGTTTTTTGAATAGAGGGTAATAAATTGAAGGAATTAAAGCCTTTTGACTTAAAAGCTGTTTCAACGGTTGACTTAATTGTTGAATTGTTGAATAGATATAAAGTACAGGATGCACCAGAAAAAGTAGAACGACTTGTTACGCATGTTCGTTCGACTATTCCGGTGACGGACAATGATACAATCGAGATCGTAATGGATGCTCGGGTGTACAATAGGATCGTTGATTAAGGAGAGAACAGTGCCATTTAATGTGGAAGAGTTTAAAGCTCACATCGAAACTGATGAAGGGAAAGATTGGTTTACGACCTTTGTTTCTACCATGGGGTGGAAAACTATAGAAGAAGTAGAACAGGCTAAAGAAGGGGTTGCCAAGAAGAATAAAGAAATACTTCAGGCAAATAAAGAACTGAAAGTAAAAATGGAAGAGACTACTGATGTTGTTTCTTTTGTTGAAAAGTTGAAAGAGATTGCTGAAGACTATGAATTAAAGCTTGTTGACGATTCTGGAAATTTGGACTATACTGGTATTGAAACAGTATTAGCGAAAGTAAGTGATGATGGTGAGGGTGATATGAACCCCACTGAATTACAGGAAGTGCAGAAGCAGCTTAAAGCGTCCTTACGGGAAGTTGAAAAAGCGAAAAAGGTAGTCGAAGGAAAGAATACTGAGATTTCATTTAGAGATGGTCAGCTTACAAGAGATCAAGGTGAAATTGCTCGACTTTTAATCGATGGTGCTTTTGACTCTGCTCTTCGAGATCACGAATATAATGGTTTTGTTGTTTCGAACATCCTACCGGCCTTACGGGCCAAATCTAAAGCAGAAATAAGTTTTGAAGAGACTTCTGGAAGATATTCGTCCACCACTGATGATGGAAAATCCATCAAAGATTGGGTTGATTGGTGGTCAGAAACCGATGAAGGTAAAGCTCTTCGAATGGCTCCGACAAATGTTGGGGGTGGAAGTCCCGGTTCTTCAGTTGGTCCAGGGTTTCCTGGGAAAGCATGGAAAGATTTGTCCGTGACTGATAAAACCAATCTGTATAAAAAGAATCCCGAGTTGTACAGAAAATTGAGGGATAAGAAATAGTCATACAAGGAGAGATAAATGGCTGTAGTAAAAATTGCTGATGTTGTCGTACCTGAAGTATACGACGATTATTTCATGGAAAATTCCATATATAAATCTGCCGTTTGGCGGTCTGGTATTGTGGTTCAGAATCCACAGTTTAAAACTCTGATTGATGGTGGAGCAACTGTATTTAATTTACCGTTTTGGCAGACCAATGATATAATTGGTGCTGCTGCAACTGCGGTAGATGAAGATACCACTTTGACTGCTGGTGCAATCACAGCGGATAAGATGATTTCTCGCCGGCAGTTTCGTGAGAAAGCGTTTGGCTCGAATGACCTTGCGGCTGTTCTTGCTGGAGATTCTCCCATGGATGCTATGATCACGGCTTTGGAAGCGTTTTGGAATAAGAATTATCAGAATGTTCTTTTTAAATCGGTTCAGGGAGTTGTTACTGATAATGAAGACAATGATTCGAGTGATATGGTAAATGATATCACTGGTGATGGTGATCCGTATATCAGTTCTGATGCAGTGATCGACACTGTAAGTCTGTTTGGTGATGAACCGGGCGATTTATCGGCTATCACAATGCACTCTGTTCCGTATAATAGATTGCAGAAAAACAACTTGATTGACTTCAATGTGGACAATGCTCAGAATATCGGATGGGGAACATATCTTGGCAAGACTGTTATTGTCGATGATACAATGATTGTATCATCTGTATATTGGACTGTTTTGTTTAAACCCGGTGCTTTTGGTTTTGCAGAAACTCTGGATAATGCAAGTTATGTTTCTACTGAAGTTGAAAGAAAACCTGAGTATTCAGGTGGTCGTGATCTTCTGTATACCAGACGTGTGTTCTTAATGCATCCATATGGGTTTGCTTGGCAGTCACATACTGAGACAGCGAATTCCCCGATTGACGCTGAATTGGCTCTTGCTGCGAATTGGGATCGTGTTGCTGCCAGTATTAAAAATACCGGTTTTGTTGTACTGAAGACAAGTGGTTAAAAGAAAAGGAGTTTTGTGAAATGAGTGGTTTAGATACGTCAAGAATTGGTTTTGAGATGTCGAGAAGAGAGCAGAAATCTTTGTTTCGGGCTTTGAGTGATTTGGAGAAAAGGATTGTTTTTTTAGAGGAAACCGCTTTTCCTGATGGGATTCCTCAAGAAGCAGATGAGTTTATTGATATTCCAACAGATGCTTCAGAAAAGAAAATAGTTTTGTTATATGCTCCGGGGTTTGAAGATTCAGAAGAGACTATTGAAGATTTGAGAGCACAATTGGACACCCTTGGCGTAGGCTACCACCCAACGAATAAAGAACCGAAACTTCGTGAAATTTTAAATGAAGCCCTGTCTGAGGAGACAGAGCAGGAGGAAAAATAAATGTTACTTCCTTATAAAAATAGACAAAGACATCGGATTCATCCGGATCTTGATGCTTTGTATATGATAGGTGCCCTTCCGTTTATTAACGGGAGTTGGTACTTTGTTGATCCTGAAAACGGAGCTAATACAAGAACAGGTGAATCTGTTGAAGAAGCCCTTGCTGATATCCAGACTGCATATGGAAAATGTACGACTGGTGATGGTGATGGAATTGCTTTGATTTCGAGTGGGACCACTACGGCACATACGACTTCGTATCAGACCTTTCCGCTTACTTGGTCGAAAAATGGGATTACCGTATTCGGTGTTGCCTCTCCCACGAAAATGGGTGGCCGTGCAAGAGTAGCCAGTAAATCAGTAGAAACAGGTGCGCTTACAGTTCTTGCTTTTCCAACCACCAAAACGATTACTCGTTCTACGGGTAGTTTTTTAACTAATGGATTTGAGGTCGGTGATACCATTACAGTCGATGCTACTGATGCAACGAATGATGGGAATTATATTGTTACCGGTGTAACGGCAACCACTTTGACTTGTTCCGCAGCTACGTTTACCGTTCAGACAGCGGCAGTTGCTGGTTCAACAACCATTGTGAATTATCTGACAGATGTACTTGTAGTAAGCGGTGATAATAACACGTTTATCAATGTACATATTGCGAATTATGAATCGAGTGCTCTTTCTCTCGGTGGTGTTCAAGTCTCTGGTGAAAGAAACTCTTTTGTGAACTGTCATATGATCGGAAGTTGTCATTCAACTCCGAGTGCGGAAATTGGTGCATACTCGTTAAAGCTTGATGGTGCGAGTGAGAATACATTTTATGGATGTGTGATCGGAACAAGTACCATAGCAAAAGAAGCGGCAAACGGGGAAATCCTGTATGATAGTGGCGCACGCCATAATCATTTTATTGATTGTGAAGTGTATACGAGTTCTACAACTATTGGTAAAGCGGCAATTAAATCTGTTGATGCTGGCAGTATAATTGGAATCGAAGTGTTCACTCGTTGTCGGTTTATGAATTTTAAAGGAAATGGGATGTCTGCCTTGACGGTGGCCTTTATTGGCACTGGTCCTACCAGTGGGTATATACTCATGGATTCCTGTTCTCTTGTGGGATACGCTGCCTGGGCTGCTGGTACTACGGTATATGTTGCTAATTCGGATGCAACCGCAGCTGCTGGTGGTGGTATAGCAACTCACGTATAAATTGAGGGGGGCTTCGGCCTCCTTTATTTAAAATCAAGGAGACAAGATTATGACTTCTGATGAGATATTAAAGTGGGCACAAGATACCGGGTTCACTCGTTTTCTTACGATGATATCAGGTGATCATCGATATATTCATGAAAAAAAAGGGTTCTCATTTGATCACGAGTTTTTAGCAGTTGCAGCAGCTGGATTTGGATATATCGGGATGAGGACTCCTGCTGCATCTGTAAAGCGTATTCATTTTAGACCAACAAGATTTTCCAGTTCAGCAAATCTTGGAAGGATGAGGCTTAAAAGAGCTGTGTCTTTTACCGGCGGGACTGAACTAATTCCATTTAATAATTATCAAGGAGTTTCAACAGCATATGCGCCTACTGCGTTGATGTGGTATGGGGTTTCTCCAACTTTGGATAACATAATGTTAGCTGCTGTAGCTGGTGGGGATTTTGGAAATCAACCGGCTGGTGATGGACTTGAAATAATTTCAGATTCAGCTTCGGACGTACAGGAATGCACGATATATGGAACGAAGACCGGAGCACTCACAACTGTAACATCTGAGACAGTTACTTTGACAGGTGTGTCTGCAAAATCAACAGCGTTATTAACATGGCAAAATATTCTTGGTGTTGTTCTTTCAGTTGCGGCAGTAGGAACAGTGACAATTCGAGAGGCTTCTGGAAATGCAACAGTTACGACAATCACAGCAGCAGAAACAAGTGCCGGCGTTGTTGTTCCGACATCAATTGAAGCCAATACAATAGTTCCATTGCATGATGCTGATGGAGCAAGTACGAAGGCCGTTGGTGTTATTGGTACTGATGTAAATGACGCTGCGATTTCAAGTGTAGATGCAATGAATGGTACTACTGAAGAGGACCATGGGACAAAGGCATTTAAAACGATCACCATGGTTTTGATTGGTGATGTTGCAGCAGGAACCGATGTTACGTTTACAGCTCCCGCACGAATTCTTGAAACAATCGAAGCTGGAAGTGGTGGTGGGAATAAGAGTAAGTCCGGTGGTGGATCTCCGGGTGAAAATGAAGAGATTATTCTTGAGGCTGAAACTGATTATGTTTTTGTATGTGAAAATATCGGTTCAGTAACAGCTTCCAATTTAACAGCATCCGGGTTTTTCTATGAGGAACATGAGGAAGAATAAAATGTCTGAAAAAAAAGTAATAAAATCATTGAAAGATTTAAAAACTTTTGTTATCAGGGCTGGAGTTTTAGTTTTACAAATGCCTCCTGTAGATAGATCAAAGCAGGGGGGAAGGGTAACATAATGCCGTTAAGAGATGGAACAGGTCCAAATGGAAAAGGACCAAGAACGGGAAGAGGAAAAGGATCTTGTAAACCAGTGTCAAAACCAAGACCAAAACCAAAACCAAAAAAATAGGATACGATAATGGCGATACAATATATTGTTGAAGATGGAACCGGGATGTCTACGGCAACTTCGTATATTAGTTTAGTCGATGCAAAACAATATTGGGAAAATCTCGGTTATGATTATTCTGCTTTATCAGATGATCAGCTGAGTGTTTTATTTAATAAAGCAGCAAAAGCAGTAGATGGACAGTATCGACTTCGGTTTCCTGGTTATCGAAAATTAGACACACAAACATTAGAATGGCCTCGATATGATGCATATTATTATGATGGGTGGGATATTCTTTCGTCTGAGATTCCTGAAGAACTTGGTTGGGCTGTTGCAGAAATGGGATATGCCAGTAATCAAGGAACAGACATTCGACCAGTGCAAGCTCCGGAAGGGATGGCTATTTCAGTAGCCGTGAAAGCGGGTCCAGTATCGGAAGCGAAAACATATTTGTATGGAAGTCCGTCTGGAAGATCCAGAATAAATGCAGTTGAAGATTTACTGAAACGAATCTTGCTTCCTGGAAATGGTTTAGTTCTGCGGAGGATTTGATGGCTTTTGATTATGCTGGATTAAGGGATAGAACAGTAATTCCATTGATTAAAAGGCTTGGGAAGGCCATTACTTTAACGAAGCCAAATGTAAGTGATACGTTTGATCCGACAACGGGTGTAGTGACAGTTGGAACAGCCACAACAGATACTGGTTATGCTGTTGAAGATTTCAGTGGAGGAGAATCTGGAAATCAAGAAAGAGAAGGGAGTGTAGTTGATTCTGAAATAATAACGCTTTTTTGTGTTGATATTGCAGAACCAGTTCCATTTAAGGACACGATTACAATGGGTGGCGTGGTGTATTCAATTGAAAAAGTAAATCCAGTTCGTCCTGGAAGTGTTGATATTATGTATGAAGTGGAATTACATGGCTAAGGGGCCAGCAAAGACAATCATTCCAAATTTCATAAAAGAGACACTAAAGAATATTGAATTAGTAGAAAAGAAAGTTTCCTTTGAAATATTTAAAAGGGTTGTCCTACGGACACCTGTTAAAAGTGGTCGAGCACGAGGCGGCTGGCATATTTCGATCAATAAGCGGGAATACTTTTTTGATGATGATTTTGTTGATAAGAATGGAGGAACTGTTCTTCAAACAGTCCTTCAAGTTTTGAACACACTGAAACCGGGAAAGGAATCTACGATTTTCTTTACGAACAATGTTCCATACATCTTATTTTTGGAGGATGGGGATTCTACCCAGGCTCCAAGAGGGATGGTTAGGGTTTCAATAACGCAATTTGTAAATGCCGTGAATCGAGCGGCAAGGACTGTATAATGGCTCTTGTAAAAGAAAATGCAGTTGAGGGCGCTTTAGATGCAAAATTGACTTCATTAAGTTTAAGTGAGGTGGCTTGGGCAAATAGAGAGTATTCCCCAACAAGTGGGACTGCTTGGTATCGTCCGACATATTT